GTGTTAATCAACAAATGATAAAAGATTGTCATGCTGTTCCTTATTTTGGTCAGTCAAAAGATGACACTGAAAAAGGACATATGTGGAATAGAGAAGTATTAATATCAGAAGGTATTATATACAACAAATCTCTCAGTAGATAATGAACACATATAAAACAAATAAAGAAAAGATGGGCTATTTAGCCGAACAATTAGTTTTTGATTATTATAATGGTGAACAAAGTACTGACAAATATGACAGTAAAAAAGATGGTATGATACTCGATGAAACAGCAGAAGTTAAATGCCAAAATAGACATCCCTTTGGATATTTTACTGTAAATACAGCTTGGAAAAATCAAGTACCAAAATGTAAATCAGTTGACCGTCTTTTCTTTGTTGAATATGATAACTCCCCTGATGCAATTTTATGGGAGTGTATTGATAGAAATGATACAAAAGAAATAACTACACGTGATGGAAGAGTAATGTGTGGTTGGCCAATAAGTAAAATGAAAATGATAACAACCTTCAAAGGTAAAGGTGATGAACTACGAAAATTTACAAGTAGTAAAATATATTAAAAAACAGTTTACATTTAACCAAAAGTATGATATAATATACTTATTATTAAAATTATGGAGTGATTATGAAAGAAAGCCTAAGAGTCCTGCAAGAATGTGCAGAATTACAAACTAAAAAATCTCAAGATTATCAAAGTTCTGAATCAACTGTAGTACAAGCCATGCATTATAGACGTGGCATTGATACTATTCACGATATTATTCTTGGTAAAATGATGAGAGCAACTTCACTGCTCGAATCTAATGAAGACCCAAACTTCGAAAGCATTGAAGATACTTACAAAGACATGATTAACTATTGTTCTTTTGCAGTTGCTTATGCTCGTGGTAAGATGGAAGGCCAAGACCCAACAAGAGATATGTTCAACAAAAAGGTGCCAAATGTATCAAGTGAATAGTACAAAAGATATTGCAGAAGTATTTAAGAAACATCTTAAAGCTGGTAATTTTGTAAAAGACAAAACAGGCGTAAAAACCATAGAAGTAATTGGTGCATCTTTTGTTGCTGATAAACCAGCAATATTTGGTGTTCCAAATCAAGAGTATATCAAAGCTGAAATTGATTGGTATAATTCTAAGTCTACTAATATAAGCGATATATATCCTGAAGGAGATAAAGAACCACCACAAGCCTGGCAGTATACTGCAAATGTTCATGGTGAAATCAATTCTAATTATGGTCATCTTATATTCAGCAAAAAATACCACAAACAATATCAACAAGTTCTTAAAGAGTTATGTGAAGTTAATCCTGATTCTCGTAGAGCTTCAATGATATATCAAAGACCAAGTATATGGCGTGAATATAAAGAAAATGGCAAGAATGATTTTATTTGTACTAATGCTGTCACTTATTATATTCGTGATAGATATTTACATGCTGCTGTTCAAATGAGAAGTAATGACGTTATGTTTGGTTATAGAAACGATTATGCATGGCAAAGATATGTACAAGTAAAATTGCAACAAGATTTATATTACAGTGGAGTTCATGTAGAACTTGGTCATATGTATTGGCAAGTACAAAACTTACATGTATATGAGAGGCATTTTGACCTTGTCAAATAAGTGGGATAAAAGATTTTTAGATATAGCTAAGTCTGTATCAACTTGGAGTAAAGACCCTAGTAGAAAAATTGGCGCTATTGCAGTAAGAAATAGAAAAATATTATCTACTGGATATAATGGATTTCCAAAAGGTATAGAAGATACTGAAGAAAGATACAATAATAGAGAACTTAAGTATCAATATGTAGTACATGCTGAAATGAACTGTATATATAATGCTGCAGAAAATGGTATATCATTAAGAGATTCTACTCTTTATATTTATGGTTTACCAGTTTGCGGTGATTGTGCATTAGGCATAATACAAGCTGGAGTATCAAGAGTTGTTGCTGTTTCAGAAGGAACTCCAGATAGATGGATAGAAGCAATAGGAAAAACAAACGAAATATTTAAAGAAGCAGGAATAGATTATGAGTTCAAAGAAGTTTGAAATAAAAGAAATAGAAAATTCAAAACGTATATTTAAGAGTGCAACTCCTAAGTATACAATTGATTGGTATATAAAATGGATAGCATCGTTTATCCTTTTATCTGCTATGGCAATGAGGGCTAATCCTGATTTTGCTTTATATGACCAAGCGTTATCTTTAGCAGGAACATTCGGTTGGTTAGTGGTCGGCATTATATGGCAAGACCGCGCATTGATAATTTTAAACACGGCAGCAGTCATTATCCTCGGAAGTGGTCTGATAAGTGTTATAACTAATAGTATATAGTGAGCTACTCTGGGTCTCCCAGTCAAATTTCTCACTTAAATAAACTGATATAAATGGAGAAAAATATGTCAAAAATAAAAGTCGGCATTGTAGGTGTCGGAAGTTGTGCTAAATCTTTAGTGGAAGGAGTACAATACTACAACGAAAATCCTGAAGACAAGATTGGTCTTATGTATGAAGATATCGGAGGATATTCAATACATGATATTCAATTTGTAATTGGGTTTGATATCGATAAAAGGAAAGTAAACAAAAAATTAGCAAAGGCTTTAAGAGCTCAACCTAATTGTGCTATGGACCATGTCGATAAAATAACAACTTCATCAAACAGCTCTGCTGTAAGTAAAGATGCAATGGTATATTCAGCGCCAGAAATGGATGGAATAGCTCCACACATGCATGATTATCCAGATGAGGTCACATTTGTAAATGGTGCTGTACCAGCTGAATCATTTGAAAGAACAGTTGAGTTATTACAGTATCATGATGTAGATGTATTAATTAATTATTTACCAGTTGGCTCAGAAGAAGCTTCAAAATACTGGATTGATGTAGCATTAGAAGCAGGTGTACATTTTGTTAATTGTATACCAACATTAATCTCAACTGAAGATGCTATGACAACTGAACAAAGATTTATCGATGCTGGATTAACAATTGTTGGTTCAGACATGAGGTCAGCCTGGGGAGCTTCAAGAATGTCAGAAGTTCTACAAGGTGCCATGTTAGACTCCGGTCTAATGATTACACAACATATTCAGATGAATATGGCAGCAGGTTCTACACAGGGCCAAGAACACATAAGAACTGGAAGAACAGCTAATACTGACTTCCTTAATATGGCAAAACAATATAGATTACATAACAAACATGTATCAAAAGAAAACGTCCTGAAAGGACAGAATATCGTAAGAGATGAGTCGACAGCAGGTATGACTTTATTTGCTGGTCCATCTCTTACAGTTCAGCAAAAACCAGGTGGAGATTATGTTTCATCTGATAATAAAATTGCTAACTTTGATATGATTGGTTATGGATTTGCTGGAGCAAGATATGAACTATCTGCAAGATTATCAGTACAAGATTCGCCAAACTCTGGTGGAGTTGTAGTTTCAGCTATTAGATTTTGTAAGGTAGCTTCAGAAATGGGTATTGTAGGATATTTAAGAGGACCATCAGCATGGACTCAAAAAACTCCTCCAGTACAATTAAAAACTGAAGATGCCAAATTTGAATGTGATGCTTTAGCGAGAAGACAAGTCACTGATATGACTCAACCTCAGCTAAAAGAAAATAGACCAAAGGCAAGTGATTTGCCTCATACATTCCAAGATAATAAGACTGATTATGAAAGTTAATAGTTTTGATATCGATGGAGTAATCTATTTTGGTGAAGGCACCACAGGCGTAAGACCCTGTAGTAATGATGTAATTATTACAGGGCGGCCTTATCATGATAGAGATATAACAATTAAAATGTTAGAATCTCGAGGCATATATAATACTGTGTATATGAATCCATTAGCAAGAGATATACCAAATCCAAAAATTACACATGGAACAAAAATAAATCCATTATATGGTAGAAAAGCGTCTGGTATATTTAAAGGTCAAATGATTAATATGCTTAAATCATTGGGTATAGAAATACAAATGCATTTTGAAGATGACCCTATCCAAATAAAAGAGATAGAAAAAAGATGCCCTAATGTTTCTATTATACACGTGAAAAGAAAGAACGAGGAACGTGTCAAGTATTAAATATAACTACGATTGGTCGAAATACGATACTGAACTTATGAAAGAGTTCAATTGGTTTTTATATAAAGTCAATGAACGGTCTAATATTCAACTTGGTTATGTTGATGATGTATATGAAAATGTAAATCGTCACGGCAAAGTTGATTATGGATTACAAGAAGATGTAGAATATTTCCATCCAACAATTACACTTGATGACCGTATGAGATTCATTGGTCAAGAGATAGCAAGTTTAGATACATCAATAATGAATATTGTTGGCAATACTTTTATATCTCATTTCTATGGAGGAAGAGGAGTCCATTTTCTTGCTTCAGGAGAAGATAACGTTTTTGTCGATTTTGATAGAATAGCTAATGAAGATAAAGAGTACATACAATTTATTAGAAATAATTTAGATAAAGCTACTCAAAACAAACAACCAATTTGGGGAACAACAGAATTACACACATCAATACAAACAGCTGGTAGAAACTTTTGTCGTCAAAAATATAATGAACCAGATAGAAAGTTTCATCCAGTAGATGTATGTGAATGGGTATCTTCTTTTAGAGATACTGGTTTCTTAGAAAGAATGCAGCAATGTAATCATATGTCAGAAATATATACTCTTTTAAGAGAACAACCTGGCATAGGACATTACTATGGATTCCATGGAGCTGCTTCTTCATCTGTATTACCACAAATGAAGTATCATCATGACCAAAGATTTGTATCACCTGGTCCTGGAGCTGTATATACAATTCAGTTAATGTGGCCAGATGCTCCAAAGAAACTATATGATGAAGCAATTTATTTTATGAGAGAGAATAGCGACGAGATTGGACTTACAGAAAATGTAGTATTCCATCCTAAAGCTTTTAACATAAATAAAAAAGATGGAACTAAATTGTTCCAACACGAACAAGATTCTCTCAAATACTACGGGACTGAAGTTTTGTCTTGCCAGTTCGGCGTGTACCTACAGATTCGTGAAGACGAGCGAGCATGCGCGCGTAGACGCGTAGCACGTGTACAGAAAACAAATACACTTACTGAGTTTTTTGAATAACAGTTTACAAAACTCAAAAAGTATGTTATAATATATGTAATGAAAAATTTAATTAATTGTCCATTTATTCCTATAGCAAAAAGAGCTGCTTCGCATAGAGGAGCTGCAGGAGTAATGTATGGCGATATGATAAAGGAGAAATATGGAAACTGCGATATTAACTACGGTGGAGAAATTGAAGACCACAATAATTATGATACTCTTTGGGTCTATCACGGCACTGATTGGAGTGGTGGAATTAATATGTTTGGTGGCGTATACGGTTTTCCTTATGTTAAGAACACTGTCAACTTTTCTAAGTTCAAAGGTAGAGTCATTTCAATTGGAATCGACTTCCCGCCGTATCACGAAATGGTTAAATCGAAACTTGACTCGGCTAAAAAAGAGGTTCAACCCGAATGGCATCAAGTAGATTTAAAAAATCTAGAGAGGATGTTCAATACAGCAGAAAGAATAGACTATCCTAACCCGACTCGTAAAATAGTTATTGGTGATAGTCATTCTATTTGCATGTATCGTCCAGGTTGGACAGTAAATAGCGTTCCATTTAAAACTCTTAATGGAGCTTTAAACGAAGGCTTTTCTAATTTCATACCTTATGATTATGAAGAGCTAGAATGTTATTTTGGTAATATCGATGTAAGACATCATGCTATTAGATTAAATCAAAAGGTAGAAGATTTAGCTGATAGATATATAGAAGAAGCTTTTAAATATAAAGCTAAGATATATGAATTATTACCAATTGAGTGCCCATCAAGAAGAATACCACAATCAGGCTTTTATAAAGGACAACCATTCTATGGTTCTTGGTCAGAAAGAAATGATTTTAAAAATCAATTTAACGATTATATAGAAAAAGAATATGGTATTATAAGATGGACACAGCATTTATATAATGAACAAGGTCAACTTGATTTTAAGTATATGGAGAAACCACAGTCAA